ATATATCGATACATTGATAATTATATATCTAATTCTAAGATTGATAATGAAGAAGATGTAAGTGATAGTGAATAAACTAAAGGGGATAATCCCCTTTAAAACCCCTTAGTGGCTTGAGAGAATGGCTTGAGAGAATGGCGCCTCCGCCGGCTGCTTTATTCTGACCTTTTTCTATAAACCGAATTTAACCACGCCATATATGTGCTCGCAAATTATAATAGATATTAGGAATGGACTCAAGCAGCTAAGGGGTTTTAAAGGGATGGATTTTCTTACCCCTTTAGTTTAGCAATCTCCTTATCTTTAGCTTCATTATCAGCCATTAATTGCATAATCTGTTTTTGATAATTTTGTAAAATTTCAACTACTTGTGTATTAGTTAATGTCATTTCTTGACCGTTAATATTACCCTTTATAGGTGGTTCATGATTGTAATGTGGTTGCTGTTGGAATTGCGGTTGCTGTTGGAATTGCGGTTGCTGTTGGAATTGCGGTTGCTGTTGGAATTGCGGTTGCTGTTGTGGTCGTTGCATTTGTAGCTGCTGAAATTTCTGCTGCTGCTGTCGTTGATTTATCATCTGCTGTTGCTGATCTGGCGACATTCTTTGTTGCTGTTGTGCTTCTTGTTGGATTTGAGTGAATATATGAGAATTATTTTGTACCATATGTTGCAACAGTGGTGGATTTTGCTGCATGAATTCCATAGCCTTAATTGGATTAACCGGTGCGATTAGTTGTAATTCATTTATTAATTTCACCATTTGTTGCTGTTGTTCTTTCATCGTCTTTTCACGATCGTTGTTTATTTCAATAATTTGCTTTAATACATCGGGCTTCATTTCTGGTCGTCCAGGCTCATAGTCCACCAAAAGCCCTTCTATTTGATTCATATAAAATTCTTTTAAATCGGGCTGTTTCACAAAATCATCGACCGTTTTATCCGAATCCTTGACAAAATTCGGATGACGATTATCGAGCAATTTTTTCTTATCGAATGTATTGTGAATGTGCGAAAAAACCAAGATAGTTTTTTTGGGTTCCAATTGAACGAATGGAACTGTATAATTAGCCAAAAATGATTTCTCTTCCGCGAGAGAAGCCTCGTTGTCATACGAGTTATTCTTTAATAATTCTCTCTTGAACGCGAATGTGCCGGCGGTCGCATGGTTGGGCCCATATGGACCGAATTGGACCATCTGATTAATGTGTTTAAAGTAAATGTATATTTCGCTCGCTCCAGCACACAACGCTTTGGGGTGAGATTGCAGCATCGATACCGCGTGCGAAATGCGCTCAGGTGGATAATAATCATCGTCATCCATATACACGATAATATCGCCCGACGATTTTTCGTGCATTAAATTTCGTTTTTTTCCTAGGGTCATCTTGGTATCATACTTGAAATATTTCACTTGTGGAATGTCTCCGACCAAGTCTTCGATCTTATCAGTGCCATCATCGATAATGATCCACTCGATTCGCTCTTTGGGATACGTTTGATGATTAAAACATTTTATCATCGATGCTATAAATGGTCGTCTATTAAATGTTGGAGTGCATACACTTACTAATGGTATGTGTAAGTTGAGAACATTTTTTTTGTCCTTTCCTTTGTCCTTTCCTTTGTTTTTTTTATGACCCATATTTAATAGTATTAATACTTATTATTTAATATATAATCCTATATTATATATAAGGTTAAGAAAATCAGTCCCTTAAACCCCAACTACGTTCTTTGGTAAATGGATAAGGGAGAAACCCCTTAAACCCCAACTACGTTCTTTGGTAAATGGATAAGGGAGAAACCCCTTAAACCCCAACTACGTTCTTTGGTAAATGGCGCATCCGCATGCGGCCATGCCGACCATAATAATTTAATGTTCGAATAATATGTTAGCATATATGGTCTCGTAATATTTAATATATATCGAAAACAATGGTCGCCAAGGCAGCCGGCGGATGCGCCATTTATGTATTCCTACTTTATGTATTCCTCCTTTATGGATTCTCACTTTATGTATTCTCCCTTTACACATTTTATCATTTATTGATTCTTACCAAATAACGTAGTTGGGGTTTTAAAGGGGCTCGCCCCTTTACTATGATATTCTACGGCTTTAACAATGATAAAAAATACTTGCAATAGCGTGGGAACTAATTTTACGATAAACGAATAATCCGGATTAAATGGGGTTTGCCATAAAGCAATAATAGCGGCTAGACCAAAAATATTTACTATAAAATTCTTATGCGTATTAAATATCTCATATAATTCGGTCCACTGTCCCATAAGTAATGGATAAAACATTAATTTTATCGCCAAAATTATTTGGGAATACATAGTATACAATCCAATCCAAGCAATTGTGCTTAATGGTAGAAAAATAATTGTTAATAGCATCGAAAATAACGATAAATCAAAGAATCCAGTAATCTGATTAAACAGTAATTTACCTCCAGTAATAACCAAATTAATTGGAATTAATAGTAATAATATTATACCAAAACAGAATATCAAATATTCGAAAAATGAATTATCGGCAACAGCGTCGAGGCGTTTTAAACAAGTTCTATTAAACTCATTCTTATAAATATTGGTATCGGATAAAGCTAATACAAACCAATTTGTAATTTGTTTATGAGTTGAAACCCCCGAGAATCCTGCTTTATGATATCTATCATATGGAAAATCTGGGTTAATTGTATCCTTGTATATTAAATTTGAAAACCAATATCTTTTTTCCGTTTTATTTTCTGTTTTATTTTCATTTATAAAAGTTGAAGCTGATTTTAGCACCGATTCGGTTGCCGATTTTGGTTGTAGCGGACATGTTGGATTTGAACTTGTACCAAATGGATATTCATCGCACTTAGTGGGGAACCATAAATTCATAAGCTTTTCGTCGGATGCATGTCTAATTAAAAAAAATATATTACAATTTATTAAGACCACAATACATATTATAACAATATAGTATAATGTTGTATAAATCCACATTAAAAATGGATTGGTTTCGCTTGCTATTTTAAGAGAAGCTACCATATTTGGAGTTTCGCCAACACTATTTAGCATACCCGAGCTAATATCAGTTTCTGAACTAATATCAGTTTCTAATCGATTACTTAAATTATCGCTCAAACTAGGCATTTGCATCCCTGAACTAATATCAAAACCAAATCGATTACTTAAATTATCGTTCATATAATTATATAATAACTTTATATAATTATAAGAAAAGTATTCGCATTTTGTTATAATATCATATATGAACTTATATCATAGACAAATAAAAATAATATCCAAATCAAGCAGGCGGAGGCACGACTTTTATTCTAACGTAGTTGGGTTCTAAAGGGTATCCCTTTATTATACATTACTTATTTTTAAATTAAAATTTCCATTTTCAAATGTAATATAATTATATCGCTCTTCCATAATATATAAATCAAAATTATAATTATATAATTGCCAAGTAATTTTATTTATTCCAACGGCATTATTGCAGTTATCGCAAATTATATATTGAGCGACTCCAGGATCGACCGGCGGCAATATACTGCTAAATTCAAATCTTATATGGACGAAAGGAGAAAGATTCATCGCACCATTGGGTTGATATGTAGATGGATTTGTTTGTAAGCAATAATTATAACAGTATAATCCTCTTTTGGCATTGCCTGAAGTTCTTACATATTTATCTACATAATTTGGCACTCCGGCATCAAATGTGCTTTCTCTTATTTGCCCATCCAATAAGAGAGCAAATGAATTCATTATATCTCTCTGATTCGCTACATGGAAGGGACCCGTAATGTGTGGATATTGATAACCGTCTGGTATAAAATTACCCGAGCTATCAAACTGAGCGCTGCTATAATTGTATTTTCGTAAAGGTGTGTATGGTTGCTGGAATAAACCACCTGCGGAACAATCGATTAAGCCGGAACAATCATGCGTTAAAAGACCGCACCAAATAGGTTGTTCGCCTTGTTCTACATATGGGGACGTTAATAACGAGCTTTGCGAAGCATAGGGCATTTCAACGCATGGATATGGTAAATAGTCATACGCCCAATTGGTATAATTACTCCATTCATTTCTTAATTGAACGTCATTTCGTTGAAAAAACCACATAAATGATTTCGCCAATCCACCCGTTCCTTTAAATCTGATGCTATTATAATCTTTCGCAACACTTTGGGTAAGGCCTTCGTGAATTTCTTTAAAAAGATACGATTGTGGTTTACTGGTTATAATTCGCACTTCTTCAGGGTCTAAAAAAGCATACGTACACATTAAATAAGGGTTGGCATACCACGTATTATTCGGATTAGTTGTAGCTTGATTGGTCCAGGCATTTAAAGCTTGTAATCCGCTAGCTGGCGGTTGTTGTAGAAATATTGCCATTTGAAATTTTGGATCAACGGTATTGTAGGTGCTAATGTATAGAGGTCTAATATACGGAGTTATGAGAGCACCATTTACTGGATCAAAATTATTCGTTAAATATTGATTAATGTCTCTAATTACAAATAACTCACGGATTGATCGACATGTTACTTCAATTTCTAATAGATTAAATTTAAGTGCTGCCAAAGGAAATGCTAAACTACTATTTAATAGATTCCAGATATTTAAAGGTATATACAACTTGCGACCACGGATCGATGGTTCTAATCCGGCACCCCAACTTACATTGTATGGTGCGAATGAGGTTGGATAGTGGCCCTTTCGGTTGCTAAAGTTTGCTGGATCATTTAAATCGGCGGTATTGCCAGTCATTTTATCTAGCAAATCTTTTTTCTCTTCGGTGTAATCCCTTTGTATCATATTGTATAAATATTGTCCTGAGAATTGAGAAATTACTTGAGCCCCTATCTTAAATTTTACACTGCGAATTAATTGACAACCTAAATTTGGTATCCATTTAAATTCATATGGCTGCACGGCGAGCGTCCCTGAATCAGATGGATCGTAATATTGAATATTTGGATTGAAATTAACATACATGGGGCTCCAAATGTGCGGCAAATCGATTGTAAAACACGTATCCATTAACATATCAGCATATCTATCTATGGAAAAACTAAAAACCGAATCGGATGATAGTCTCAATGAGCGCTGTCCGTTAAAAAATATCTGAAATTTTTGCATACCAAAATTAGTATATTTCTGGTAGGTTGTTTTAAATAAATTTTTACTCGCATTACCATTTACTATAATATTTTTTGTTCCATAAGCTACTAGATTTAATAATCCTCCAGCCATATAATATAATACATTTAATATATTTAATATATTTTTTGTATTTTTTGTATTTTTTGTATTTTTTGTATTTTTTGTATTTTTTGTATTTTTTGGGAATACAAAACATACGATGTAGAGAGAAAGGGGCTAACCTATTGTTCGGCTCAATGCCAAATTTCCGACTCCATACTCGATCACCAGCATATTGTAACGTTCTTCCATAATATGTAAATTGTAAGAATATTTATATGACGCCCAGTAAGGCTTATTTGTCGCGATTACCGCACCCGCCTGAGTCGGAGATACATAGTTACACAATGTAGATACATATATATCTCCCGATATATCTGGTGGTTCTATCGTTTGAAATTCAAACGTAATCGTAGTAAATTTACTTATATTGATCGAACCACTAGGTTGGTATTTAAACGGATCCGTATCTACACAAAAATTATAACTATACAATCCAGTTCGGGTATTTCCATTGCTTCTCAAATATTGTTCCAAATAGTTTACATTGCCCGCGTCATATCTAGTTTCGCGAACGGTGCTATCGAATATTAACCCCCATGAGGTCATAATTTCGTATGTATTTTCTACATGTTGTTGACCCGTTAAATATACGCTACACAATTGTCCGTTCGGCGGGTATAAAGGTATACTTGGTTGGATGTATCCAGTATTGTTTGGATTATTCGAAATATCCAAATACGACGTGCCAGGATAAGGTAAATAATTGTAGTCCCAATTGCTATAATTACTCCATTCGTTTCGCAGATTTACATCGCTTCTTTGAAAAAACCACATCCACGATGAGACTAATCCTATCGTTTCTATATTTTGAAAATAATCTTTCGTCGATACAATATTATAATATGTTTGTTCGTGGATTTCTTTAATTAAATAGCACTGTTTATTTAAAGCATATTCTCGGACTTGAATCTCGTCTAAGTATACATACGTGGACATCAAATGTATATCGGCCGCCCAATCGGTCCGTTTCGAAGGATATAAATTATCGTCCAATGCGGTTCCGGTTATTCCCAAGTTATTCTCTGGTGGCTCATACAAAAAATAATATAAATTATAATAGGATATGGTCGGATCAGGCCAAGTATATGGAATATAATTAATTGTGGTAATATTATTAAAATATTCGACTACATTTCGAACTACGAATAATTCTGTAATCGGTCGGCACGTTATTTCGATAAACACCTCGCTGTATTGCATGCTAACCAGCGGCAGTGCCGAAGTCGATAATAAGGAAAACCACGTATTTAATGGCACGTATATTTTGCGGCCGCGGATGGAGGGTTCCACGCCATTCGGCCAGCTACTTTTAGTGAAATTATTGTAGGTAGCATTTGGGTAATTGCCATTTCTATTATTAAAATTTGCGGGATCGTTTAATTCGGCCGTATTTCCAGTCATTTCATCGAATAATTTCTGCTTTGCTTTGCTAAAATCTCGGTTCATCATATTTTGCAAATATTGACCGGTGAACTCCTGAATTACTTGCGAGTCAATCATAATTCTGACCGAACTAATTAACTGAGCGCCTAAATTTTCAATCCATTTAAATTCATACGGCTGACACGTATTTAAACAAATATCAGTCGTTATACAAATGGGGCTCCAAATGCTTGGTAATGTCATTACAAAATATGTGTCGGTTAATAAATCGGCGTATCTAGGTATTTTAAATCGAAATGTGGATTTTTCAGTTAGCTGTAATTTTATGGAGCCTTCAAAATCTACGCGGAACTTTTGCATACCGAAATTGGCGTGCTTGGTATAAGTCGCTTTAAAGAAGGATTTTTTGGGATTCCCATTTAATATAATATTTGATTCCCCTGCCGATTCTAAGTTAAGCATTCCGCCCGGCATTTATAGTTAATATATAATAATAAATATATTTCTAACTTATTATTATTATTATT